AAAAGTTAAGAGTGTGTATGCCTGCCCGCAGACTGTAATGCTTGACGGTGTACCACCTGTTGCGGCACCATAGTTGGCACCGCCACCGCTAAAAAAAGTAGCAGCGCTAGAACTGGTAAATAAAAGCGTTCCACCCCCATATTGCGCCAGCGCTAGTGAACCTGTAGTAGTAACCGTTGCGGTGCCTGCCGTGATCGTGCACGTGCCCGCGCCCATGTTGTAAATGTAAACGGATTGGCCCGCGCTAAATACCGACGCATTAACGGTAATGGTGGTTGCGCTTGCGCTGGTCATTTGTACTCGAGCGCCAGCGTCACCGGCAACCAGCGTATGGCTGGCGGTTTTGGCGTTAATCGGTAACTCGGTAATTGCATTAAGTTGCGCTGCAGTCAAGACCTGCGACGCGACAAACGGAAACGGTGTAGCCATAGTGCCCCTTATCCTAAGACATTTGAGCCGTCGAGTGTGCCATACACCGCGCTATCCAAAATGAACTCGTACACAATTACGGTGCTTGCCGTGTAGTAGGTGACGCGGTGGCCGTTCACAAAATCTACCCGGTGCTCTATTCCCTCTACGCTGAGTTCCTGGGCTACTTCACCGCCGGCAATGGTGTTAGTTATGGTGATGGTGTCGCCAATGTCTACGAGGGCTAGGGCTTCGCGTTGGGCTGTGGTGAGCATCAGGTAATCGGTTTGTACCCCGGTAAACGTGGCTACTGGCTCGCCAACTAGCAAGTAACTAGCAAGGTCTGCAGCTGCCGTGTCGTTATGTAAAAGGCTATCGGTAATGCTTACGGTTTGTATTAGGTATTTGGCTTGGCTGGCGGTGTCGTTTGCTACCTCGGGGCTGGTTGCGCCTAAGTGTTGCACGCTGGCACGGTTTACAATCTGATCTGCGTTATACGATATGGCCAAATTGTTGTATGGAATTTGGGTGCCGTCATCGTGGAAATCGGCAACGCTGCCACTAATGGTGTTACCTATGCGCGGGTCAAAATTCAGCACCCCGTCACGTGCCATAAAAATACGGCCCTGTTCGGCGGTTTGTATTTGGTCTATGTAAGCCTTTACGTTGGTGCCCTCAGCGATGGTGTACGCCGATGCGCCGCCAAGGGTTTGGGTGCCGGTGTTTATGTTTCGGCTGGCTGCAGGGTAGGCAACCTCGGGCAGGTCAAGTATTGCCGATAGGCGCGCACTACTTAACTGCTCGGTAACGCTGTACTCACTCATTGCGGTTTGGGCTAGTAAATAAAAATCGTCAGCGCAATAAACGGTAACAAGGTTATTACCGCCCAATTCATACGAGTAGTCATAATTAACAATTTGGCCAGCAAACAATTCGACAAATGTATTAGTGCTGTCGTAACGGCCAAACGATACACGCCGTAATGGGGCAAGGGTGAACTGCCCGCTGGGGTCTACATACGGGCTGCTTGAGTACAGCGGGTTTAGTATCCCGCCAGCCAAACTATCGTTAAGGCTAAACGTCATAGTGCCCGCGCTGAACTGGTCACCAATGTCGCGCCGCCCACGATTAACGCTAATGGTGTTGCTGTACTCGAGCATTGGGGCAAACTCGGTAGTGCCATCTAGCACGTACTGAGTGTTATTAAGCACGCCCTTTACCGGGTCATCGAGGGTAAATGCGTCTAACTTAAAACCTGTGTCTATAAATAGTTCATAGTCACCGCTAGCAATTACTGACGTGGCCATTACGCCACCGCGATATTTGCCGGGCCTGCAGCCCTGTTGTATGCACGTATTGAGTTAATGATTACTTCGCCAGTTTGTGCGCTCGGCACAAGGGTAGACAAATTAATAGTTATGTCACCGCCACCGGTAACGCCGTAACTTTGCCCGGCTGGCAATGGGGTAACTGAGGCAACCTGTGGGCGTGCGATGGCTTCGCTGAACCCCGCGCTAATGCCTTTAATGTCAGCAATTTTAAGGCCCTTATTTTTAAGCCGTTTTTGTGCCTCAGCAAATGCAGCCTCAACACCCTCTAAATAAGACTTGGCGTTATCCACGCCAGCACCAAACCATTGCGCGGCAGCCTGCTGGCCAATCGTTGCAGCTGCGTTTTCTGCTGCCATTACTAAATCGTTGGTTTCTTTAATAGCCCCGACACCGCCAGCGATCAGTTCGGCTGCGATGGCTGCGCCGCTTTCCCCGCCTGCGTCAAGCACGGCCTGTAATGCCTGTTGGCTGAGGCCCATTTCCAATAGCGTTTTAACGTCTTTGCCGTACTTAACTACGCCGGCTACCTGATCGCGCAAGCCCTGTAAAAACCCTTGGCCTGTTTCATCGCCAGCCTCTTTAGCGTCAGCGAAACTAAACGCGTCTTTAATGCTGTCGCTTACCTCGGTAGCAAAATCACTAAACGCGGTTTGGGCGTCTAGTAATTGTTTTTGTGCGTCGGCTAGCGCGGCTTCTAAATACTTCTTTAACGCGTCGGCGGCTTCTTTTATTTTGTCTGCCATGCCTTTAGCAGCGCCACCTGTTTTTTCTAGTTTGTCAGGTAGTGGGCCAAGGCCGTTATTTATTTCGCTGAGTTGCGGGCCAAACGGTTTAATGGTTTCTACGCTGGTTTTGGTTGCAGCCTTAAACGCCATAAACGCGCCCGCTGCAACTACAAGCCCGGCAGCAATAGCGGCAGCACCAACGCCGATGGTTAGCGCGGTATTAGCGGCTGCAGCTGAGGCGGCAAGTGACCAGTTAAGCGCGGTAGTTACCACGGTTACCGCGTTAGCAATTACTTGCGCGGCCTTAAATCCGATAAGCGCCGTAGCGATAGCAGCAATGGCGGTGCCTACAGCCATGAGGGTACCTACGTGGTCTTGCGCCCAATTACCAAAACTAATGAGGTATGGCAGTACGGCCTCAACGGCTGGCAGGATAGCCAACCCGATTGCTTCGGCTGCTTCACTTAGCGCGACGTTTAAGCGCTTAAATTTGCCCTCTGCTGTGTTCGCTGCAACGGCTGCCGAGCCGCCAAACGTGCGCGACAATTCAGCCATAACCTCATCGAGGCTGGCACCGTCTTTAATCATTGAGTACAGCTGCGGTGATAACTGACGCAACGCCTTAAAGTTGCCGCCATACGCTTTGCTTAACGCATCGCTAACGGTTGCCAGGTCTGCACCTGTGCCGGCTGAAACGTCGAGCGCTAATGCAAGTGCATCGTTAGCCGTTGCAACGTCTTGCGTACCTAAAACGAGTGAGGCCATCGCCGGGCGTAACTGATCGTCAGCAACACCGGTAGCCATAGCCATAGCACTAATTGACTTTTCGGTAGCGCTAATTTGTGCGTCGGTTGCACCTACGACGTTTTGCAATGTCTTTGCTAGTTGGGCTTGCGCGGCGCTGTCCTCTATGGCTGCTTTAACGCTAAAACCAGCAGCAGCGGTAAGGGCACCCATGGCAGCAAGGGCAGGTACAAACGCTTTACCCGCAATAAACCCGGCACGCTCTGACGTGGTTTCTAATTTCTTTAATTGAGTGATGGCCTTAGCAAACCCGGTACCGTCAAGGCTCGAAATAATTGGTATGTTAATTGCCACGGTTAAAACCTAATTTCATATTTGTGCGCCGGGCAACGTCGTTAATTACTAACTCTACTTTGGCTTCTACTGCCTCACGGTTATTAGTAACTGCTTTGTCAATGGCTCGAGGTTGCTCGCCTACCTCAGCGTTCAGGTTGGTAACAAACATGCTCTGTGTGTTACGCCCGGCATGGTCATAGATCGCGCCAGCTGCGTTGGCCTGCTGAATAACCATTAACTGGTAGGGCTTACTGCCGTATACCACCTGCTCGGTATGTGTTACTACACCGTCGGTAGTGCGGTTGTAATTCACGTAGCGCTCTTTGCTGGCGCGTACACCTACCTTTACCTTAAAGCCTTTTTTAACTGCGTCGGTACGCCATTGGGTGTTACGGCCTTTAATGAGGTTGCCGCGACGCATACCGCTTAACGGTTCGCCAGTGCCTTTGCTGTTATCAAAATGGGCCACCATGCTGCGAGCCTCAGCAATAATAACCTCACCGGTGCTCTGTATGTCTTTAGTGATCTGTTTCCTGTAGGCAGGGTCAAAATCGTTTAACGCTTTTAACGCCTCTTTAATGCCATCTATTTGCGGGATAGCCGAGCGCGATGCCATTACCTACCGCCACGTTGCTTATTAAGTATTTCTATGGTGGCGTTCATATCGTCTAACTCAAATGATATCTCACTAGGCCAAAACCCTGTTGCTACTAAAATCTCGGCCAGCGCTCTACGCACCGTGCCGTTTAGGCTTTTGGGTCTGCCTGCTCTACTACCTCAATAGACGCCAACGATGTAATAAACGCGTCAAGTGTTCCCGGTACCGTAATGCCTGAGAAACGCGTAGCCTCGTAACACAAATAGGCTAAATCCTCAATGCCAATACCTTGCGCCATCTCTGACGCTTTGCGCTTAAATTTGCGTTCCCAACTAACAATAGTCATTAAGTTAGTCGTTACTTCATTTACGGTGCCATCGTTAAACGTGGCTTTTAGGTGTAGTTGCATTACTTGCCTTTTCGTGTCGGGCCGTTGCCGGCTTTAATTTATACTTCTACTACTGAGTAAACACCGCCGGTGAACGTAATAGACATGGTGCCAAGGGCGCCCAATGCCATTGTGTACGGCAGCGCCTCTAGGTATGCCCCGGTTAGTGTCATGGTTGGATTGGTTGCAGTTCCTGGGCTGGTTGCTGATGGTGACCATGAAACGGTTACCTGCGTGCCTACCAAACTCTTAAGCGTTGCGTAGGTTTCTGATGTTGCAAACGACGCGTAAAGGTCAAGCTGCAAGGTGGAATTCTCGAGGCCCGCTACGTAGGACCTGGAATTAGTTCCAAAACTCGTCGATTCCAGGGCTTCGATGGTCCGCGTAAAAACTAAACCCTGGCACTGATCCTGCAAGGAAACCGCGCCCACGGTTACGTTTGGGTTACTGAGGTAGGTTGAGGTTGCCATAGTTGGTTATTCCTTTGCTGAGTTCTTGCTATTAGTTTTAGCAGGTTTTGCGGTTTCGTTTGTGGATTGTTCTATAAACCCGCCCTCGAGTAGCGCGGCAATGTTAATGCCGTTGGCCTCTGCAGCCTCGGCGTCAAATTCATCGCCGGGGGTACCGACGCGGGGGCTAATAATTTTGTATGCCATGGGGTTTAGTCCTAACTCGTTTGGGCTTGCATCTCTATTGTTAAATCATACGCTGGCATTTCAGCCCCGCCGATGATTGCAATAGTCGGGCGCCCGCTGGTTACTGCCACGTTCTTGCCAAGCACCAAACTGGCTAGGTGCATTAGGTTGCGTTGCGCGTCAAGGTTGCCCGGGCCAAGGGTAATAATGCGTACCGTGTAGGTCATTTGCACGATGTTGCCACCGCCACCATAAACGCTAAACGTA